GCGCAGGTCGGCACCGAGCAGGTTGGCATCGCGCAGGTTGGCACCGCGCAGGTCGGCACCGCGCAGGTTGGCATCGCGCAGGTCGGCATCGCGCAGGTCGGCATCGCGCAGGTCGGCACCGCGCAGGTCGGCATCGCGCAGGTCGGCACCGAGCAGGTCGGCACCGAGCAGGTTGGCACCGAGCAGGTTGGCTCTCGATCCGCTCTCATGCATTGAGGTAATCCACACTTTGTGTTCTTCAAGAATCTTCGATAAATCTGCTGAATTCATGTTGTTATTCCTTAAATTTTGGCAATAAAAAAGGCCGCATTGCGACCTGATTAGATGAGAGGCTTGCTGCTTAGCTTCATGCGCTGCACTGCGTGGATTTTGTTTCCAAGCGGATTAGCATCGTGGTAGTAAATGCGATGATTTTTACTGTCTGCTGGTTTGCGTATCTCGTTCTCAAACACGATTGCAGCACGCTCAATTTGACGCTTGTACTCTTCCAGTTGCCAGAATGCATCTTTCGCCATGAACTGAAGTGATTTTGCGTCTTCAATACGTTTTGGCGTTTCATGTTTTCCTTTGGCCTGAATCTGTACACGGCTAAGGGTGGGGCGGTGTAATACTTCTGAACTGGCTGTAGTCTCATTCTGAAGCGCAGCGCGACGCTCACGGCGACGACCTGCTGCTGAGCCATTGAAAGCTGTTCTGCGTGTCATAGTGACCTCCTGATGAACTTTGGTGAAAGCGCCGGGACCTGTTTCAATTCCCGGATTTCAAGTCGCTTCTCAGTCCGGCCCGATTTATTACTAGGCCTAAGCTCCACGACACGCTTTCCCAAAGCTCACTTTGGTCGTTCCGGCTTTTCAGCCGCGTAGATTCATCACTGAATCGTTGTATTTTCACCGTCCTGGTAAGTAGTGCGTCCTGTTGATGTGGTTATATTGAACTAATAGTACGTAATATGCAAGAACTATTGGTACAATATTATTGTAAATGCTCTGTTCTTTTAGTACGTTTTTGAAATATAAATTAATTTATTTTTATAAATCCTCTATGCCATACTGTTCTGAACAAAAAATGAGCGAGGGATCAGTGTGAAAAGCGAAGAGCTGGCGCAGTTGCGCTATCAGGAAATGTGCAGGATTGTAGGTGATGTCGTGTTTGCTATGGTTGCGGAGGGGCATGAGACCAAAAGAGTGGCTATAGCTGACGTGATAAGAACGGAGCTATCAAAGGGTCTGGATAAGTGGGAAGAAGACCAGTTGCAGTGCATGAAACTTGCCGTGAAGCTACTGGAAGAGTAGGGCAAAGAAAACCCGGCACTGTGGCCGGGTTGGGTTAGTTAAGCCTGATACGCCATCTTATACGCTTCAAAAGCATCCTTATGACGAACGGTTCCTGCTTGGCTCTCTGGCAGATCGGCCAGAATAGAATCGTCGTTGCACATTGGAATGCCCTTAGCCTTTAGCTCCATTGCAAGCTCGAATGCGCATCCTGGGCATTTGTGGCGTCCGGTATTGCCTTGGTTTTCTGGGAGAGAGGTAAAGCGAGGGTCATAGCGATGGTCTTTCTTACAGATATGCTTCATCCTGATACCTTCTAAAAAAGATGGCATCGAATGCTTTACAGGGGAAAACGCTTGAGGTAATCTCCCCAATCGAGATCTCAAGAAAACATTCTAGCCAGTGTTTTTGTGGGCCCAGAAGGTTGCCGCCTTCTGGGCCTTTCCGTTGTTGGCGGACAGAAAACGATCGCACAACAGCGGGATCCTACCCAGGATAAATAAAAACTTCAACAAATTGATCGGCTTATAGCTGAGTTTTTTTACACCTGTAATTCCATCCAATAAAAAAGGCCGCATTTCTGCGACCTGTTTCACACAACCACTATCCCCCAAACATCCATTCAGTCCATCATCACCCGAATATCTCATCAGGCCACTGGCTTAATTATTACGCAACCATTCCCTTGCTTCTATGTCATCAAGGTGTCGTGATTGCTTTAAAATTCCAGCCACATATTCCACCTTGGATACTTCATAATATGGCAATGTAATTGGACGGTGATCTTGATTGATGCTTGTAAACTGATACTCTCCGTCTCGGTAGTAACCAAGCACCTTAATCATGTTATGACCTTCGATAGTTCTTACGAAAACCTCATCACCAGGACATACTTTCGTGTTTGGCTCTATAAGAACGTATTCACCAGATTTGATGCGTGGCCACATGCTGTCGCCTTTTACACGCAAACCAAAGGCTTCTGGGTCATCACTATATATTTTTAACCATCCATCACGTTCTTCAGTCATTTCTATAGCGCCATCAACGCCAAGAATAGCTTCTCCAACCACTCGAACAAGTCCCTTTCTCAACTGACCAACAAAAGTTAAAGATTGTGGATCTGTAGTTGTACTTTGCCTTACAGAACCATGCTGAAGCCAAACAACATCAACTTTTAAAAAATTCGCCAGAGCGTTCATTTTTTCCTGACGCGGCAAAGACTCAGCATTAAACCATTTGCTGACACCTTTTGACGATACATCAAGGGCTCTAGCAATGGCTATTCCCCTACCATGTTCGTCTAACCCAGCTTCTTTACAGGCCTGCGCTAGCCGCTGAGCAAATTCCTGACGCACTTTTTCATTCTGAACCATGAGTTCGATAGTAAAGTAGTTGCAAAAACTTTCAGTTCAATCATAATGTGTACTGAAAGTACAAAAAGGAGTAGCCAATGCAAAATCTTGATGAGCCGATTAAAGGTATCGGCATCCCAGAAGTTGCTAGGGCTTGCGGAGTTAGCGAGAGAGCAGTTTATAAATGGCTCAAAAATGGCTTTCTCCCTAAGACTGAATTTTTTGGGAAAACAAGATACGCCTCAAAAATTGAAGAAATTTCTGGGGGGAAGTTTCAAGCAGTTGATTTACTTGAAATAAGTAAAAAAAATCTTTTATCAGCATAAGCTTTAATACCTCTTTTCACAACGGACATTCGTCCTACGTCGCTGAAAAGCGAACTCCAGATAACAAATCAACCACAGGTTTATGCGCCAGTGCGCATAGCCACAACTCACTATTAACTACAGGAAATACTAAGTAATGGAACTCACAAATCACAGCAAAAAGATACGCGAAGTGGAAACAGAGCTTCGCGCCCGACTCGTATCAATGGGGCAGACAAATTTTGCAAAGATGGCGGGATGGTCTGATTCAAAAGTAAGCCGCCTGAACATTCAGGATATGGCGGTGACGTTCGTTCTTCTGGAGAAGGTATGGGAGACGAGCTTAATCAGGGAAGTAGCAAGGCAAGCGGTGGAAGCTGTGATGCCGAGAAATAAAAAACGCCCGGAGGCAACCGAGCGTTCTGAGCAAATACAGATGGATTTCTAACTACTTTTCGCGGAGTTAATTATGGCAAAAAAACCTACACCAGACCAGGTAAAAAAGATTCGTTCTGGCATTACCAAGAAAATACGGTTTGAGGTTTTCAAGCGCGATGGCTTCAAATGCCAGTACTGCGGGAGTTCTGCGCCAGATGTCATCCTTCATGTCGACCATATCAACCCAGTCAGCAAGGGCGGAGATAACGACATGATGAACCTTGTTACTTCCTGCGATAGTTGTAATGGCGGGAAAAGCGACAAACTGCTCAGCGATAACTCAATAATGAAAAAGCAAAGGCAGCAACTCCAGGAGCTTAATACCAAGCGAGAGCAACTGGAGATGATGATCAGGTGGCGAGATGGTCTTAAGAGCCTGAAAGATGATGTTGTTGATATCGTCGCTACCAAAATTGAAGATTGCATTGCGCCATTTACCGTCAACGACAATGGGCGAAAATCCATCAAGAGATGGCTTCGAATATATAAGGTTGAAGAAATCCTCGATGCTATCGAGCTTGCCGCAGACAAAAAACTTACCCAAGAAATAACCCATGAGCTTACTGGCGAATTCTTTGAGTACATCCCTCGCATAGCAGCGACTAAAAGAAAACCTCCTGAAGAGCAAAGGATTCTATATATCAGAGGAATCCTTAAAAACCGCATATACATCAATCAAAACCATGTGATGAGTTATCTCAAGGCATGGCTTTCATGCGACTTAGATCTCGATGAACTTACCGAGTTTGCGAAAACAGTACCTAACTGGACAACGTTCAAGGAGTGGGTGTCTGAACGCATTCGTGAAGCTCAAGAAGAACTCCCGTACTAAAGGTGGATAAATGGCACGTTCAAGAAATATCAAACCAGGCTTTTTCACAAATGATGAACTGGCCGAATGCTCTCCATATGCCCGCCTTCTTTTTGCCGGGCTGTGGACTATTGCTGACAAAGAAGGGCGATTGGATGATCGCCCCAAAAAGGTTAAAGCGCTCGTTCTGCCGTTCGACAACGTTGACTGTGATGAACTTCTTCAACAGCTACATCAGCGTAAATTTATCAATCGTTACCAGGTAAATGGTGAAGGTTTCATCCAAATTTCAAACTGGAAGAAGCATCAGAATCCTCACTGCAAAGAAGCGGCTAGTGAGATACCAGCACCAGTAGAGAACAATGACAGCACCGGACAAGAACAGTGCAAGGACGACAAAGAGGAAGATAAGAATGGTACTGAATCAACTCAACTCATTGAAAATGATGAAGTACAAGAAAAGCACTATGCAAGTACAGTGCAAGAACCAGTAGAGAACAATTTAAATCCTGCTGATTCCCTTAACCTGATTCCTGATTCCCTTAACCTGATTCCTGATTCCCTTTCTAACACCCAAGCCGCTGACGCGACTTGTGAAGGGGCTGGGGCTGATGTCCATAAAATTTCAAGTCGCTATGCATTCGAAGGAAATATCGTTCGGTTAAACCACAAGGACTACGAAGCATGGAAACGCCTGTATCCGAACATTGACCTGAAGTACGAGCTGGAAAGGCTGGATATCGAATTTAGCCATGAGAAGCCAAAGAACTGGTTTATCACTGCCAGCCAGAAACTCAGCTACCAGAACAAGCAAGCGTTATCCAGACCGGTACGCAAGGTTGCTAATGGCCTTCATGCTGATGGTTTTGCCACCAAGGACTACGGACAAACTGAAATGCCTTCATGGGCGCAGGAGTGAATATGACACTGGATGAAAAGATCTCCCAACTGGAGAGAAAACTTGCAGAATTGAGTTCTCCACCAATTGCTATCGAGCACACAGCTGTAGAAATTGGCACTGGCATCTGTGAAAAACATGGTGAGTTTGAGCAGCGCAATCGTTATTCCACTGGACCAATTAAGTTTGCATCAAGACCCAGCGAATGCCCGGAATGCATGAGGGATGAGCTTATTGAGCTACAGGCTGAGAAGATTAAAATCGACGAGGCATCACGTAAGCGCACTGTTGAGTTTCTGTTGAATAACCTGGATATTCCTGAGCGGTTCAAGGGATGCACGCTGCAAAACTATGAGCCAGTCAACGACGATGCAAAGCGAGTGCTTCGGGTGTGTCAGGTATACGCCAGTAAATGGCCTGAGAGATTACAGAAAGGCGGTGGCCTGGTTATGTGTGGCAAGCCGGGGACGGGGAAAAATCACCTTGCGTTGGCTATAGCTCGTATCGCCATTACTGAGCATCTAAGCTCTGCAGTGTTCACAACGGCCCTGAAAATTGCGCGTGAATACAAATCAACATGGTCTAAAAGCTCCACGCGCACTGAGGATGAGGTGATTAAGCAGTTCACTAAGCCCGACCTGCTTATTATCGATGAGGTCGGAGTTCAGTTCGGAAGTGATGCCGAGAAGCTAATCATGTTCGAGATTATCAATACCCGCTATGAGCGCATGAAACCAACCATTCTGATAAGCAACCAAAGCAAGGATGAGCTTTCTGCTTTTATCGGTGAGCGAGTTATAGACCGCATGAACGATGGAGGCGGATGCACACTGGCTTTCACATGGGATAGCTACAGGAGCAAATCGTGAAAGACAAAGGTCAAATGCGAGGTATAGCAGCTTTCGTTGCAACTAATCCTGGTTGCTTTTGTCATGAGGTTATAGCAGGAACCGGCATTCAGAAATTCTCAGTTACATCTGCCCTAATCAAGCTGGTAAAACGCGGGACCCTACGGAGGGTTGGCAATCCAAAGCATTACCGGTACTTCATAGCCACCAAGGCCGAAGTGATTGTGAATGATATGGCTATTAAGCCAAGAGACTACGACCACGATAAGCCAAATCCTTTGAGTGCCATGTTCAACCAGAAGCTACGTGAGGTTAGGCAATGACCATCTACATCACTGAGCTTGTAACAGGCCTGCTGGTAATTGCAGGCCTTTTTATTTGGGGGAGAGGTAAGCATGGTTAATTGGATGCTCGCCGCCATCAAATGCATTGGCGTTGGATGGATTCTTCTGACGTTTTTTATTGTTCTGCGTAGCTACATTAGCCTTGTTAATGGCGGTAAAGACCCATTCTCTATGTTGTTTGGTGCTGCGTTTACCTGGGTACTTATCGGAATTGTACCTGTAGCGATAGCAAAAATGGCGTGGTGTTTTATCAACTAAAAGTGAGAGTAATGATGAAAATATCCGAGATTAACTATTCAGTGATTTTTGACGCGCTTAAAGCGTATTACGAAGTGGAAGAAGATGACTCAGTATGGGAAATATTTAATCAGGCAGATGACCAGATTGAAGAAATCGCTAATGCACTGAAAGTGTTAGGCGAGTGATGGAGAGGAATATGGACGAATCAAGAAAGCAGTTTCAGTCGTGGTTTGCTGATGAAATTGTTGGCGCAGATGTAGAGTTTCCTGAATTTGAAGATGGAGAATATGTTGCCGGGGAAATCTATGATGAGCAGTTGTATGTAATGCTTCAGGCTATGTACATGGCTTGGACCGCATCTCGCGCAGCTATCGAAATAAATCTCGATGACAAAGTGATGGTTGAGGATGAATTCGACAAAGGCCACAACTGCGCAATCGACTATTGCGCTGATGCCATCCGCGCCGCCGGAATCAAAGTGAAGGAGTGAGTATGAGCAAAGTATCAAGAGGTATGAAAATATCGCTTATTTTCATCCTTAATCCGCATCGTATTTTTTTGGCTTCAGCAGTATTGCTGTCATATTTTGTTTATTGGTTAGCAGATAAATTTGATGATTTTGCGGGATGGCCTGAGAATTTTGCGAATGTAAGGTTTAAGTCATGGCCGCTTATCGGAGAGGGGATGTCTGACGAATTAAACCAGTATTATGCGGAAAATAGAAAGGAGTAGAGCAGGAGGGAAAGTGAAGCAATTATTCCTGCTTCGCAACGAAGCAATCAGAAATAACGCCATAGACGCCATTCTCTCACTACCAATCGACGACAAGTCACCCCACGAAGTCCACGTCAAAGAACCTAAGCGAACCAAAGCGCAGAACGACCGTATGTGGCCGATGCTTCAGGACGTCTCCCGTCAGGTGCTTTGGCATGGTCAACGACTGTCTCCAGAAGACTGGAAAGACATCTTCACCGCGCTGTGGCTCAAGACTAAAAAGCTGAAGCAAAGAAGCGTACCCGGTATTGACGGCGGTGTTGTTCTTCTTGGGGTACATACCAGCAAAATGAGGAAGGCCAGCATGACAGAGCTTATCGAAATCATGTTCTGGTTCGGATCAGAACGTAACGTGCGATGGAGTGATGATTCCCGGCGAGAGTATGAATGGTCACAACGAACAGGGGGAGTTGCATGAAACGATGTTACCGATGCGGAGAAAGCAAAGACGATTATCGATTCCGGCCAAATCAACCTTATTGGCACCAATGGTGTATCAGATGTGAGCGGTCGCCAGTAGGTAAATTCCCGCTGCCAGAGACGAAGGATGACGTATGGCACGACAGCGACGAAGTATCACCGACATAATCTGTGAAAACTGCAAATACCTGCCAACGAAACGATCCAGAAATAAACCCAAGCCAATCCCCACAGAAAGCCAGGTCAAGACATTCGATTATGTCTATGGGTTGTTGCAGTCCAAATGGAACCGCATGAGGAGAACGCGATGATTGACCCCAATCGAAGTTATGAGAAAGAGAGCATAGCAAGGGCAATGTGCGCAGGATGTAACAAGCAACTGGCACCTGATGAAATTTACGCCTGTGCAGAATGTGTTAACGAATGGCTGGTATATCGCGATCCGAATGGAGATATGACGGAGGAAGATGATGAGCGATGCATCAAATAGTGCCGAGTATTTGTATTTCGTGCTCGTTCCTGTGGCTGAAGTGTTCCGCGCAGAACTTCCTGATGGTAAGCGCTCATTTATGGCTATTAAAAACTCCAAGAGTTGCCGTGTGAAATTTGGCAATAAGCAAATAGAGAAGAACTGGCAAAGCTTCTGCAAAAGTCATGAACTGAAAAACGATACTGAGCTGGAGTATTAAATGGCTAAAGCTCCAAGGCGTAAATGCAAAGTCTGCAATGAATGGTTCCACCCGGCATTCTCAAATCAATGGTGGTGCAGCCCGGAACACGGAACACAACTAGCGCTAGAACGACGAAGCAAAGAACGCGAGAAAGCAGAAAAAGCAGCAGAGAAGAAACGACGACGAGAGGAGCAGAGACAGAAAGATAAACTGAAGATTCGAAAGCTCGCCTTAAAACCCCGCAGTTACTGGATTAAACAAGCCCAACAAGCCGTAAACGCCTTCATCAGAGAAAGAGACCGCGACTTACCATGTATCTCATGCGGAACGCTCACGTCTGCTCAGTGGGATGCCGGACATTACCGGACAACTGCTACGGCACCTCAACTCCGATTTGATGAACGCAATATTCACAAGCAATGCGTGGTGTGCAACCAGCATAAAAGCGGAAATCTCGTTCCGTATCGCGTCGAACTGATTAATCGTATCGGGCAAGAAGCAGTAGACGAAATCGAATCAAACCATAACCGCCATCGCTGGACTGTCGAAGAGTGCAAGGCGATCAAGGCAGAGTACCAACAGAAACTCAAAGACCTGCGAAATAGCAGAAGTGAGGCCGCATGACGTTCTCAGTAAAAACCATTCCAGACATGCTCGTTGAAGCATACGGAAACCAGACAGAAGTAGCACGGCGCTTATCGTGCCACCGCAACACAGTCAGGCGTTATCTGTACGACAAAGAAGCCAGGCATCACGCCATCGTTAACGGCGTTTTAATGATTCATCAGGGCGGGAGAGGTGTCTATGACCGTAACCAGCATTAACCAGGCGAAACAGCAGCGTGAACGTGACGAAGCTGAATTGCGCAGCGTCAGAGAGATGACGGAGCAACACCAGAAGGCGATGGATTATCTGCATGAGCGAGAGCGTGAACTGGTGAACCGGGTTGGATTGAACAAGCCAGCGGGAGGAGATGCTGCATGAGTATACGAGAATTGAACCTCACTAAAGAGCAGCATGACTGGCTTAATGGGTGGCTTGAGCTATGGGGGGCATGGGTTTATTCAGGAAGACTCGAAAAACGCATGAGCAGCGTTATAGCGCAGTTTATGGAGAGGGTAGAACCATCAAGAGTGATGACAAGGCCAATGTGCAATGATGATGACGGAATGTTGATTTCTCAGGTCGTAGATTCCGTTATGCGCATCGACACAAAGGCCTTTGGCATTCTGCTTAGCTATTACGCACATGGTTCCTCTAAGTACGCCATATCATCCTACTATCACAAGACTGCAAGTCCCCGCAAAATGTCAGGCCGCGGCGGAGAAAGGATGCGCAAGCCATCTCTTATTACCTGTCGGAGAGAAGTAGATGACGTACTCAAGGCATCCCTGTTCATGCTTTATCAACCGATGCTAAATGCCTTCAATAGTCGTAAACGTGTGGATAAAATTAAACATGTTGCATAGAACGTGTTGACATTATTGAGCAAATGAGCAACACTATTCGCATAAGCTGCCGTTAGTGACTCTTAAGTTGCAACGGTGGCTTTTTTTTATTTGGGTCAGTCGTATAAAGGTCATTACGGAAGGCTGTTAACCTTCTTATCGTGGTTCGAGTCCACGCTGTCCCGCCAAACATGCTGGTTTAGCTCTAATGGTAGAGCAGTCGCCTTGTAAGCGAATGGGTAGCGGTTCAAGTCCGTTAACCAGCACCATAACTGAGCCGTAGCCACTGGCTGTCCTGAATTCATCATTGATAGTTACGCTACGGCCTTCTACACATGACCTTCGTGAAAGCGGGTTGCAAGAGGTTGCGCTAACAACCTCCTGCCGTTTTGCCCGTGCATATCGGTCACGAACAAATCTGATTACTAAACACAGTAGCCTGGATTTGTTCTATCAGTAATCGACCTTATTCCTAATTAAATAGAGCAAATCCCCTCAATGAAGGGGCAGAGCATGTACCGTATGGACAAAATCAGAGAATGGTTCAGTTACAGCTTCGGAGGACTGACTGCGATGGGTGGCATTCTCTCCCTGAATGACTGGGCTGTAATCATTGGTATTCTTTGTACTGTCGGCACATTTGGCATCAACTGGTACTACAAACGCAAAGAGCGTGAGGACAGATTGAATGGCAATGTCACCGGCACTACGAAATAGCGTAATAGCGGCGATAAGTGGCGGGGCTATTGCCATAGCATCTGTGTTAATCACTGGCCCCAGTGGTAACGATGGTCTGGAAGGTGTCAGATACAAACCATATAAGGACGTAGTTGGTGTGTTGACTGTGTGTTATGGCCACACCGGAAAAGACATCATGCCTGGTAAAACGTATACCGAAGCAGAATGCAAAGCCCTCCTGAATAAAGACCTTGCCACGGTCGCCAGACAAATTAACCCGTACATCAAAGTCGATATACCGGAAACAACGCGCGGCGCCATTTACTCGTTCGCCTACAACGTGGGCGCTGGCAATTTCAGAACGTCGACGCTTCTTCGCAAAATCAACCAGGGTGATATCAAAGGCGCATGTGACCAGCTACGTCGCTGGACATACGCTGGCGGTAAGCAATGGAAAGGCCTGATGACTCGTCGTGAGATTGAGCGTGAAGTCTGTTTGTGGGGGCAACAATGAGCAGAGTAACCGCGATTATCTCCGCTCTGGTTATCTGCATCATCGTCTGCCTGTCATGGGCGGTTAATCATTACCGTGATAACGCAATCACCTACAAAGAGCAGCGCGATAAAGCCACATCCATCATCGCTGACATGCAGAAGCGTCAACGTGATGTAGCAGAACTCGACGCCAGATACACAAAGGAGCTTGCTGATGCTAACGCGACTATCGAAAGTCTCCGTGCTGATGTTTCTGCTGGGCGTAAGCGCCTGCAAGTCGCCGCCACCTGTGCAAAGTCAACCACCGGAGCCAGCGGCATGGGCGATGGAGAAAGCCCAGGACTTACAGCAGATGCTGAACTCAATTATTACCGTCTCCGAAGTGGAATCGACAAGATAACCGCGCAGGTTAACTACCTGCAGGAGTATGTCAGGACTCAGTGCCTGAAGTGATTCGTCACCCAATAAACAGAACAGCCTGACTTCGGTCGGGCTTTTTTATACCCAAATTTCACCGCGCACCGCAGCGCATCCAACCACGTCGAACCCAAACCTTTGGAATGAGCCTTTGAGGAGTCAGTTAGTGCTGGCGAGCCTCGACGGGCTGATCTCCTATGCGGCAAAGGTTCATCTCAAAGTAAGGTACACGCTATGAACTACCCAACAGTCGTTAACGGCATTGATTTTCGCGATCTGATTTTTGTAGCAGACAACGATCCGGTTACCGATTCTTTTATGGTGGCAAAAGCATTCGGCAAATTATCGAAAAACGTAGTCCGCGACATTGAAAGGACTATTGATGCTTGCCCTCCAGAGTTTGATGCAAAGCTCAACTTTGAGCTTTGCTATAAAAACAATGAGTTACAGAATGGCAAGCCGCAGAAGTTTTACCGACTCCGCAAGGACGGCTTGATGCTTCTTGTCATGTCTTATACCAAGAAAGAAGCTATGCGAATCAAAATCGCATACATCAACGCTTTCAACTGGATGTACGCCATGCTTCAGGTTGGTAATCGTCAATTTGAAGAAGAGCGAAATGCCGTAATGCTGGAGTACATGAAAGAGAAGGATGTCGCCAGCATGTCAGGTCGCCTGCTTAATCGCTGGGGAAAAATTAAGAAACCACAGCTACTGGCGAGAATTGAACGCCTTGAACAGCACGGGCAAACCGTAATCCCCGGGCTCACCAATTAGCAGCAGTACAGCGACATAACCCAAGCCAGTAAGTGGGGAAATAACACTGGCAGCCACTGAAAGATGAACCTCCTGCCTTATGGCAAAAAAGATTCTTTGTGGTGGCGGACTGATGGAAAGACATCGGTTATTGCAGAGGCCATTCAATGAGTGGCCTCGACAATGGCTTATCCCAACAACCGGAGCCAACACAATGGCAGAGATTATTCCCATGACTGAAGAACAGAAATTCCAGTTAGAGATTTACAAACTGGTCATGAACCAGAACGCAGCCGCAGAGGAAGCATTTCAATTCATTGGTACTGACGAGCTGAAGCTCGAGCTATTCAAAATCCACTTCCAGTCAGGCGGCGCTAATTCAGATATCACGACTCGCACTATCGAAGCGGTTCGTAAATCGAAGGAAGCGTTAGACCTGTTCACTACCGGAGCATGATGTGAGCAGCGTAATCAATTTGGGTAAGGAGAAGAAATTCCCAATTACTCAAGAGCTATACGAGCGGCTGGAAAGCGCCATTCATGATTACGATGGTGAAATCAGTTTATGCGAGGCGATTGGCACACTCGAATTGCTGAAGCAGTCATTGATTGAAGGCGCGAAAGAGTCCTCAACCTGAAATAACGATTAAGTGAGAAGAATATGGCAGCACCAAAGGGCAACCGATTTTGGGAGGCCCGCAGTAGTCATGGGCGAAACCCTAAATTCGAATCGCCTGAGGCGCTGTGGGCTGCTTGTTGTGAATACTTTGAGTGGGTGGAAGCTAACCCACTATGGGAGATGAAAGCATTCTCATATCAGGGTGAAGTAACGCAAGAGCCCATTGCCAAGATGCGAGCGATGACAATTACCGGGCTAACGCTATTCCTTGATGTGACGCTTGAAACATGGCGACAATACAGGGTGAGAGAAGACTTATCTGAGGTCGTTACGCGAGCAGAGCAAATCATCTACGACCAGAAATTCTCCGGCGCAGCCGCTGACCTTCTCAACGCTAACATCATAGCTCGTGATTTGGGCCTCAAAGAGCAGTCGCAAGTTGAAGACGTGACACCTGATAAGGGAGATCGCGATAAGCGCCGCTCTCGTATCAAGGAGCTATTCAACCGTGGAACTGGACGCGATTCTTGATAACCTGAGCGACGAAGAGCAAATCGAATTGCTCGAGCTACTCGAAGAAGAAGAGAACTACCGGAACACACACCTGCTATATGAATTTACGCCATACAGCAAACAGCGTGAGTTCATAGACGCCGGGCATGACTATCCAGAGCGATGTTTTATGGCTGGTAACCAGCTTGGTAAGTCATTTACTGGCGCTGCTGAAGTCGCGTTTCACCTTACAGGGCGATACCCGGGAACGAAAGGTTATCCTGCTGATGGCAAATATGGCGGAGAGTGGAAAGGTAAGCGTTTCTATGAGCCAGTTGTCTTCTGGATTGGCGGTGAAACAAACGAGACTGTAACCAAAACGACTCAACGCATCCTGTGCGGGCGTATCGAAGAGAATGATGAGCCTGGCTACGGTTCAATACCGAAAGAGGACATCATTAGCTGGAAGAAGTCTCCTTTCTTTCCGAACCTTGTTGATCATCTTCTGGTTAAGCATCACACGGCTGATGGTGTTGAAGATGGCATTTCAATCTGCTACTTCAAGCCATACTCGCAAGGCCGTGCACGCTGGCAGGGTGACACAATCCACGGCGTGTGGTTTGACGAAGAGCCACCATACAGCATTTATGGCGAAGGGCTTACCCGTACCAACAAATACGGGCAATTCTCAATTCTGACGTTTACCCCGCTGATGGGGATGTCTGACGTTGTTACCAAGTTCCTGAAGAATCCCAGCAAGTCGCAGAAAGTGGTCAACATGACCATCTATGACGCTGAGCACTACACCGACGAGCAGAAAGAGCAAATCATCGCATCCTATCCTGAGCATGAGAGAGAGGCGCGTGCTCGCGGTATTCCTACGATGGGTAGCGGTCGGATATTCCAGATACCGGAAGAGACGATTAAGTGCCAGCCATTCGAATGCCCGGATCACTTCTATGTTATCGACGCTCAGGACTTCGGCTGGAACCACCCGCAAGCTCACATTCAGCTTTGGTGGGACAAAGACGCAGATGTTTTCTATCTGGCGCGTGTGTGGAAGAAATCAGAGAACACCGCAGTTCAGGCATGGGGTGCTGTTAAGTCGTGGGCTAACAAAATACCTGTCGCGTGGCCTCATGACGGTCACCAACACGAAAAGGGCGGTGGTGAGCAACTTAAAACCCAATATGCGGATGCCGGGTTCTCTATGCTTCCCGATCACGCAACGTTCCCGGATGGCGGTAACTCAGTAGAGTCAGGCATTAGTGAGCTTCGTGACCTGATGCTTGAAGGAAGATTCAAAGTATTCAACACATGCGAACCATTCTTTGAAGAGTTCCGCCTCTATCATCGCGACGAGAACGGCAAGATCGTCAAGACCAATGATGATGTGCTCGATGCTACTCGCTACGGCTACATGATGCGCAGATTCGCTAGGATGATGCGCGATATCAGAAAGCCGAAAGAAAAGAAAATTCCCGCACCGATTAGACCAGTACGCAGAGGACGATAATGGCCGACAATGAAAACAGGCTGGAGAGCATCCTGTCGCGCTTTGATGCGGACTGGACAGCCAGTGATGAAGCCAGGCGAGAGGCAAAGAACGACCTGTTCTTTAGTCGGATCAGCCAATGGGATGACTGGCTATCACAATACACAACCCTGCAGTATCGCGGGCAGTTCGATGTAGTACGTCCTGTGGTGCGCAAGCTCGTTTCTGAGATGCGTCAGAACCCTATTGATGTTCTGTATCGTCCAAAGGATGGAGCAAGTCCTGACGCTGCTGATGTGCTGATGGGCATGTATCGCACAGACATGCGACACAATACGGCAAAAATCGCGGTCAACGTCGCTGTTCGTGAGCAGATTGAAGCAGGTGTAGGTGTGTGGCGTCTGGTCACTGACTACGAAGACCAAAGTCCAACGAGCAACAATCAGGTTATCCGTCGAGAGCCTATCCATAGTGCCTGTTCCCATGTTATCTGGGACAGCAACAGCAAACTGATGGACAAGTCTGACGCCCGTCACTGCACAGTTATCCACTCAATGAGCCAGAATGGCTGGGAGGATTTCGCAGAAAAATACGACCTCGATGCTGATGATATTCCATCATTCCAAAACCCCAACGATTGGGTATTCCCCTGGCTGACGCAGGACACTATTCAGATCGCTGAGTTCTATGAAGTGATCGAGAAGAAAGAGACGGCATATATCTATCAAGACCCGGTTACTGGTGAGCCGGTAAGCTACTTTAAACTCGATATTAAAGACGTCATCGACGACCTTGCTGATAGCGGATTTGTCAAAATTGCAGAGCGCCAGATTAAGCGTCGCCGGGTATACAAATCGATTATCACCTGCACCGCAGTACTGAAAGACAAGCAACTCATTGCTGGCGAGCATATCCCCATTGTTCCGGTGTTCGGAGAGTGGGGCTTCGTTGAAGATAAAGAAGTGTATGAGGGTATCGTCCGCCTGACAAAAGACGGCCAGCGTCTGCGCAACATGATTATGTCGTTCAACGCCGACATCGTGGCCCGCACTCCGAAGAAGAAGCCGTTCTTCTGGCCTGAGCAGATTGCAGGCTTTGAGCATATGTACGACGGTAACGACGATTACCCATACTACCTGCTCAATCGCACTGACGAAAATAGTGGAGACCTTCCGACTCAGCCGCTGGCATATTATGAAAACCCGGAAGTGCCGCAAGCCAACGCCTACATGCTGGAAGCAGCAACCAGCGCAGTAAAAGAGGTTGCCACTCTCGGAGTTGATACAGAAGCGGTAAACGGCGGACAGGTTGCGTTTGATACCGTCAATCAACTGAATATGCGGGCTGACCTTGAGACATATGTATTTCAGGACAACCTGGCTACCGCTATGCGCCGTGACGGTGAGATTTACCAGTCGATAGTTAATGACATCTATGACGTGCCGCGCAATGTAACGATCACGCTTGAGGATGGCAGCGAGAAAGATGTTCAGCTAATGGCTGAGGTTGTTGACCTTTCCACTGGTGAACGTCAGGTGCTGAACGATATCAGGGGACGCTATGAGTGCTACACGGATGTTGGTCCATCGTTCCAGTCCATGAAGCAGCAAAACCGCGCAGAAATTCTTGAGTTGCTCGGCAAGACGCCACAGGGAACGCCAGAATATCAACTGCTGTTGCTTCAGTACTTCACCCTGCTTGATGGTAAAGGTGTTGAGATGATGCGTGACTATGCCAACAAGCAGCTTATTCAGATGGGCGTTAAGAAGCCAGAAACGCCCGAAGAGCAGCAATGGTTAGTAGAGGCGCAACAAGCCAAACAAGGTCAACAAGACCCGGCAATGGTTCAGGCTCAGGGCGTACTCCTGCAGGGGCAGGCTGAACTGGCTAAAGCTCAGAACCAGACGCTGTCCCTGCAAATCGATGCAGCTAAAGTCGAAGCGCAGAACCAGCTTAACGCTGCCAGAATCGCAGAAATCTTCAACAACATGGACCTCAGTAAACAATCTGAGTTTAGAGAGTTCCTTAAAACCGTTGCCTCATTCCAGCAGGACCGCAGCGAAGACGCTCGCGCAAATGCTGAGTTACTCCTTAAAGGCGATGAACAGACGCACAAGCAGCGAATGGACATTGCCAATATCCTGCAATCGCAGAGACAAAATCAACCTTCCGGCAGTGTAGCCGAGACACCTCAATAAGAGAGAGTTAATCATGGAACCAACCACCGAAATTCAGGAAACTGAAGACTTAACCCTGTCCGGCGATCATGCAGCGGCATCTGCTGATAGCTTAGTTGTCGATAATGCCAACGACAATGCAGGTCAGGAAGAGGGCTTTGAGATTGTCCTGAAGGACGATGAGACAGCACCAAAACAAGACCCGGCAAAGAACGCAGAATTCGCCCGCCGCCGCATCGAGCGCAAACGACAGCGCGAGCTTGAGCAGCAGATGGAAGCAGTTAAACGCGGAGAATTGCCGGAGAGTTTACGGGTAAACCCTGACCTTCCACCTCAGCCGGATATTAATGCCTATCTGTCAGAGGAAGGACTGGCTAAATATGACTACGACAATAGCCGCGCGCTTGCCGCTTTCAATGCTGCTAATACCGAATGGCTAATGAAAGCGCAGGACGCCCGCAGCAATGCCGTAGCAGAACAGGGGCGAAAGACTCAGGAGTATACCCAGCAATCAGCGCAATACGTCGAGGCTGCCCGCAAACACTACGACGCGGCGGAGAAACTCAACATCCCTGACTATCAGGAGAAAGAAGACGCATTCATGCAACTGGTTCCGCCTGCGGTTGGGGCCGACATCATGCGTCTATTCCCTGATAAATCCGCCGCGCTCATGTACCACCTTGGTGCAAACCCGGAGAAAGCCCGCCAGTTGCTGGCGATGGATGGGCAGTCCGCGCTGATTGAACTCACTCGACTATCCGAACGCTTAACTCTCAAGCCTCGCGGTAAACAAATCTCTTCCGCTCCCCCTGCTGACCAGCCGATTACCGGTGATGTCAGCGCAGCAAATAAAGATGCCATTCGTAAACAGATGGATGCGGCTGCGAGCAAGGGCGATGTGGAAACCTACCGCAAGCTAAAGGCAAAACTTAAAGGAATCCGATAATGGCTTTGAACGAAGGTCAAATTGTTACACTGGCGGTAGATGAAATCATCGAAACCATCTCCGCAATCACTCCAATGGCGCAGAAAGCCAAGAAATACACCCCGCCTGCTGCTTCTATGCAGCGCTCCAGCAATACCATCTGGATGCCTGTAGAGCAGGAGTCACCCACTCAGGAGGGCTGGGATTTAACTGATAAAGCGACAGGGTTACTGGAACTTAACGTCGCGGTAAACATGGGAGAGCCGGATAACGACTTCTTCCAGTTGCGTGCTGATGACTTGCGAGACGAGACTGCGTATCGTCACCGTATCCAGTCAGCAGCTCGCAAGCTGGCGAATAACGTTGAGTTGAAAGTCGCAAACATGGCCGCCGAGATGGGATCATTGGTTATCACTTCGCCGGATGCAATCGGCACTAATACCGCTGATGCCTGGAACTTTGTGGCCGATGCAGAAGAAATCATGTTCTCACGCGAACTTAACCGCGACATGGGGACATCGTACTTCTTCAACCCGCAGGACTACAAAAAGGCGGGTTATGACCTGACCAAGCGTGATATCTTCGGGCGCATCCCTGAAGAAGCATACCGCGATGGCACCATTCAGCGTCAGGTTGCTGGCTTCGATGATGTCCTGCGCTCTCCGAAACTTCCTGTGCTGACCAAATCCACCGCAACTGGCATCACCGTATCCGGTGCGCAGTCCTTCAAGCCTGTCGCATGGCAACTGGATAACGATGGCAACAAAGTTAACGTTGATAACCGTTTTGCTACCGTCACCCTGTCTGCAACTACCGGCCTGAAACGCGGCGACAAAATTTCGTTTGCTGGCGTTAAGTTCCTCGGTCAGATGGCTAAGAACGTGCTGGCGCAGGACGCGACTTTCTCCGTGGTCCGTGTTGTTGACGCTACTCACGTTGAAATTACGCCGAAGCCAGTTGCGCTGGATGATGTTTCCCTGTCTCCTGAGCAACGCGCCTACGCCAACGTTAATACCTCGCTGGCTGATGCAATGGCAGTGAACATTCTGAACGTTAAAGACGCTCGCACTAATGTGTTCTGGGCTGACGATGCTATTCGTATCGTGTCTCAGCCGATTCCGGCTAACCATGAACTTTTTGCAGGTATGAAAACTACCTCATTCAGCATCCCTGATGTTGGCCTGAACGGTATCTTCGCTACGCAGGGTGATATTTCCACCCTGTCCGGCCTGTGCCGTATTGCGCTGTGGTACGGCGTAAACGCGACACGACCGGAAGCAATAGGTGTTGGCCTGCCTGGTCAGACTGCGTAACTAACAGGGGCTGCGGCCCCTTTCTTTATGGAGTGGCTATGAAAATAGCAATCTATAAGCCCGGTGGAAGCATCATGGTATGGGGCGTCATGGCTCAGATGAAGGTCATCGACTCCAGCGAACTTCCGGAATATGTCAAAGATGGCTGGCTTGATCATCCATCAAAGCTGCTGCCCGTGGAAGCAGATGATGTTAAGCCACGCAAAGGCCGCAAGCCTAAGGCGGTAAGCGATGCAGATAAAGACTAAAGGCGATCTGGTCAGGGCTGCGCTTCGTAAGTTGGGCGTGGCATCAGATGCAACCCTTACCGATGTCGAACCTCAGTCTATGCAGGATGCCGTTGATGATCTGGAAGCGATGATGGCTGAGTGGTATCAGGACGGGAAAGGCATCATTACCGGTTATGTATTCTCAGATGATGACAACCCGCCATCCGAAGGTGACGACCACGGGCTTCGATCCAGCGCAGTCAGCGCGGTATTCCACAATCTGGCTTGCCGGATTGCCCCGGATTACGCGCTTGAGGCCACAGCGAAAATTATCGCAACCGCTAAATATGGGAAGGAGCTTCTCTATAAGCAGACCGCCATCGCCAGAGCCAAACGAGCGCCTTACCCGTCACGTATGCCGACAGGCAGTGGAAACAGTTTCGCCAATCTGAACGAATGGCATTATTTCCCCGGAGAGCAGAATGCCGATTCAACAACTCCCCATGATGAAGGGAATGGGTAAAGACTTCAAGAACGCTGATTATACCGACTATCTGCCAGTGAATATGCTGGCAACACCCAAAGAAATCATTAACAGCAGCGGATATCTTCGCTCATTCCCGGGCATTACCAAACGTTATGATGTGAACGGCGTATCGCGTGGAGTTGAGTACAACACCGCTCAGAACGCCGTTTATCGTGTTTGTGGTGGCAAGCTCTACAAAGGAGAAAGCGAAGTTGGTGATGTTGCCGGAAGTGGTCGCGTATCAATGGCACATGGTCGCACATCACAGGCGGCAGGCGTTAATGGTCAACTGGTCGAGTATCGCTATGATGGCACGGTTAAAACCGTCTCAAACTGGCCTGCAGACAGCGGATTCACGCAGTATGAGTTAGGTTCAGTCCGTGACATTACTCGCTTACGTGGGCGTTATGCATGGTCAAAAGACGGCACTGATTCATGGTTTATCACTGACCTCGAAGATGAATCGCATCCTGACCGCTACAGTGCAGAATATCGCGCAGAATCGCAACCTGACGGGATAATTGGCATAGGTTCATGGCGAGATTTCATCGTCTGCTTTGGCTCGTCGACGATAGAGTATTTCTCGCTTACCGGAGCAACCACAGCAGGCGCAGCGCTTTACGTTGCTCAGCCATCTCTAATGGTGCAGAAGGGTATTGCCGGAACATACTGCAAAACGCCGTTCGCTGATTCATACGCCTTTATCAGTCATCCGGCTACTGGCGCACCTTCCGTCTACATCATCGGGTCAGGGCAGGCTTCACCAATTGCGACCGCCAGTATTGAGAAGATTATCCGCTCATACACAGCTGAAGAACTGGCGACGGGTGTAATGGAGACTTTGCGCTTCGATTCTCATGAGCTTCTGATTATTCATCTCCCTCGTCATGTTCTGGTTTACGACGCATCGTCAAGTCAGAATGGACCACAATGGTGCGTGCTGAAAACCGGGCTTTACGATGATGTATATCGTGCTGTCGACTTCATGTATGAAGGCAACCAGATTACGTGCGGCGATAAATCAGAAGCGGTGATCGGACAATTGCAATTCGACATCAGCAGCCAGTACGACAAACAACAAGAACACCTACTGTTTACGCCCCTTTTCAAAGCAGATAACGCCAGATGCTTCGACCTTGAGGTTGAATCATCCACTGGTGTTGCTCAATACGCTGACCGCCTGTTCCTGTCTGCAACAACTGACGGCATCAATTACGGTCGTGAACAGATGATTGAGCAGAATGAGCCGTTTGTGTACGACAAGAGAGTTTTATGGAAGCGTGTAGGGCGTATTCGTAGATTAATCGGATTCAAACTGCGGGTAATCACCAAATCACCAGTAACACTATCCGGGTGTCAAATTCGTCTGGAGTAACATATGGCAGACCCGTCACTTAATAATCCCGTTGTTATCCAGGCCACTCGTCTTGATGCATCTATCCTCCCCCGCAACGTCTTCAGCCAGTCCTATCTGCTCTACGTAATCGCGCAGGGGACTGACGTTGGCGCTATTGCGGGAAAGGCAAACGAAGCAGGACAAGGTGCCTATGACGCGCAGGTGAAGAACGATGAGCAGGATGTTGAGCTTGCAGACCACGAAGCGAGAATTCAGCAGTTACGCATCGACGTAGACAACCATGAAATCCGTATTACTGCAAATACCAATGCAATTGCAGCGCTGGATGTCAGACTAACCACGGCTGAAGGCGAAATAGTCACCTTGCAGGCTGATGTCAGTGCTCTTGATGGTAGAGTGACGACTGCCGAGAACAATATTTCGGCATTGCAGGCTGACTACGTATCTAAAACCGCCACTACATCTCAATCGCTGGCTTCACCCCTCAACGTGACAACGTCATATTCAGTCGGCGGAAAGAAGGTTGTCGGCGCCCGACAGACTGGATGGACAGCAGCTACGGGTACGGCGAATAAAGGCGCATTTAACGCTGACCTGACATTTGCCGTTAGCGATACTTACACGCAATCTGAAATCCAGGCTATAGCCAATTCTCTAATTGCTGAGCGTCGGCGTACCAAGGCTTTGGAAGACGCCTTGCGTGCACATGGGCTAATTGATTAATGATTACATTCACTCCAACACGCAACATCGACCTGATAGAAACGGTCGGCAACCATCCCGACATCATCGCCGGGAGCAACAACGGTGACGGATACGACTACAAGCCTGAGTGCCGCTATTTCGAAGTGAACGTACATGGTCAGTTCGGTGGCATCGTGTATTACAACGAGATTCAGCCGCTGACCTTTGACTGCCACGCCATGTACCTGCCTGAGATTCGCGGATTCAGTAAGGAAATCGGACTGGCGTTCTGGCGATATATTCTCACCAATACCACCGTTCAGTGCGTTACATCATTTGCTGCACGCAAATTTCGCCACGGTCAGATGTACTGCGCAATGATTGGCCTTAAGCGTGTGGGAACCATCAAGAAATACTTCAAAGGCGTGGATGACGTGACATTTTACGCCGCCACCCGAGAAGAGTTAACCGACTTCCTGAATAACGGGAGATAAACATGTTATATGCATTTACGCTGGGCAGGAAACTGCGCGGTGAGGAACCTCTTTACCCTGAAAAAGGCGGAAAAGGTGGCTCATCAAGCAGCGGAGCAAAAGAAGCCGCAAAAGCAACCCAGTACGCAGCAGACCTGCAAAACCAACAATTCAATCGTGTGATGGAACAGTTGGCACCTTACGCCGCCGCAGGTTTGCCGGCTCTCCAGCAGATTCAGCAGCTATCAACGCTGGAAGGTCAGAACAGTGCTCTCAATCAGTATTACAACTCAGACCAGTATAAACAGTTGGCTGATCAGGCTCGCTATCAAAGCCTGAATGCAGCGGAAGCCACCGGAGGTCTTGGCTCTACAGCAACATCAAACCAAATTGCATCCATTGCACCAACGCTCGGGCAAAACTGGCTTTCCGGACAGATGCAAAACTATGGCAACCTGTTAAACGTTGGTCAGTCTGCGGCAGCAGGCCAGGCATCGGCAGGACAGAACTATGCAAATAACGCAGGTAATCTTGCGCAACAGATGGCGGCTATCCGCTCTCAGGGTTCTGGTCAATCCACGCTTGGAAGTGCCATTACCGGTGGTACAAGTGGTGCTCTTGCAGGAGCTGGTCTTGCCGGGATGCTTGGTGCATCGACGCCGTGGGGGGCCGGAATTGGTGCAAGTATCGGATTGCTTGGCTCACTCTTCTAAGGAGTTATCGTGGCTACATTTCAACTTGCTGGTTTGCCGTCAATGCAGGTGGTGAACCAGAATGCTCCAGGGCAACCATCATTATCCAGTTACGACTTCAGTCAGCGCCCAAACGTTGGAGTTCAACTTGCTCAGGGTCTTGGTGCAGTTGGTCAGGCAATACAGCAGAATGAGGCTGCTCAGAGGCTTTCTGACTTTCAAAAAGCTTTCGGTCAGGCTTATGCGGCAGGTGATCGCGACGCCTTGCGTCAACTTGCAGCCACCAATCCAGACCAGATTGAAACAATTCGTCAGGGCATGGGTTTTGTTGATGCTGATCGCAATCAGGCGATGGGCGATATGTCTGCACGATTGAACATTGCCGCCGCTCAGGGGCCAGAGGCGGTGATGCGAGAGCTTGCCACTCACCAGAATACACTGCAGCAAATTGGCGTATCTCCTGAACAGGCGTGGCAGACATATCAACAAAGCCCTGAAGGCTTCACGCAGTTAACAGACCTTATTGGGATGCACGCGGTAGGACCAGAAAAGTATTTTGATATTCAGGATAAGTTGACAGGTCGCGACATTGACCGAGGTCGCCTTGCTGAAACAATCCGCAGCAATAAAGCCGGTGAGGGGCTTCAGGCTCGCGGGCAGAATATAACAATGCGTGGACAAGATATGTCAGCGGCAACAGCACGACGCGGTCAAGATTTGGCAACGCAAAGAGCAAACGCCAGAACGATATCAGGAGTCGACGGGAATCGGGTCGTTCAGCTTGCAGATGGTAGAACAGTCAACATTGACGGAAAACTTCACGGCGCAGGGGCTAATGCATTTTACGAAGGTATTGACGATAACGGCAATATGGTTCGTGTCCCGGCAAGTGCTATTGCAGCACCTCCAACGTCTGCAGCAAGCGCACAGAACTACGCGATGAAGAAAGACATTGACGCAATCGCAAATGCAGAAGCTTCTGCTCTCGATTTCATGACTGGCATGACTGGCGGAGCAGGAAATCCGGCAATTGGTGCAGATGTTCGCAGCCGACTCACAGGAAAAGAGCAACGCCAGTTATATAACTCCGCACAACGTATTCAGGGAAGAATGCAGAATCAGGGCGTGGCAGCAGCAAGAGATATGGGCGCTAGCGGTATCAACACCATTGCAGAAGCGAAGATGTATTTTCAGGGGATGCCGCAGGTTGACTACTCAAGCCAGGAGGCTATGCAGCAGTCTATTCGTGAGATTCAGGAATACACCAACAATTATAACCAGCAGTACAACGTTAATGTTGATAATGGTGGGCAGAAATCATCAAGGCAGCAGCCAGCGACTCAGCAATCAGTCGGAGGAAGCTACACGTCTAAATCCGGCATTCAATTCACGGTGGAATAATGAAAGTTACAGCCAACGGTAAGACATTCACATTCCCAGAAGGAACAAGCACTGAGGATATTGGATCGGCTATCGATGAGTATTTTGCTGGACAGTCTGCACAGCAGGAACAGCAGGGCACATCTACGCCCACAGAAAGCCAGCCACAGCAACAAGGTGGCTTCATTTCTGACCTTGGCAATGCTGCTGCAGAGACTGGGCGTGGATTACTACAGGCTGGCGTTAATCTGGCAAATATCCCGGCATCAATGGCTGATGCTGTCGCCAGCGCCGGGGCATGGGCTGGTCAGAAGCTTGGCATTGGTGACGGAACTTATCAGCCAGCTCCTCGCGTCACGACACAAGGACTTGAACAGGACTTTGGCTTGCAACAAGGCGCGCTTACTCCACAGACGACAGAAGGTAAAATCTTCTCTGAAGCACTGCCATATTTGACTCCTGTTGGGGCCGAGAGAATTGCAGTGCAGGCACCATCTATTGCCGGTCGAGTTGCTCAGGGTGCATCACGCTTGCTGGCGGAGAACGCTGTTGGTTCATTGGCTGCAAACAGTGAGCGTGATAATCCAGAAGCACTGGCAACAGACTTAGGAACTGGTGTTGCATTAGGCGGGGCAATCAATCAGTTAGGTCGTGCCGCTGGCGCTGCTTATCGTGTGATTCGCGGGACGATCGCACCAGAAGCGCAGCAGGCTATTCAGTTCGCTAATGCTGCTGATGTTCCTTTGCATACAACTGACGTTTTGCAGCCAAATTCCCGCATCGGGCGCATGGCACAAACCACAGCTGAAAACATCCCATTTGCCGGGACAAGTTCAATGCGAGCTAATCAGCAAGAAGCTCGCAGTCAGTTGGTAGATGAATTTGCATCACGGTTTGGTGAGTATGATCCGTCAATTGTTATTGGCAGCCTGAAGGCAAAAACATCAGGAATTCGGAAAGCAGCAGGGAACCGTCTTGAGCAAGTTCAGAGCGCAATGACAGGAGTCAACATTCAGCCAACGCGAGCAATTCAGCAGATAGATGATGAGATTGGAAAACTGCAAAAATTAGGACAAGTTGCCGACACGGATACAATTAGCAAACTTCAGGCATACAGGAATGAATTGGCTAAAGGTGATGTTAACCTGGAACAGTTAAGCAGACTGAGAACGCAGTTTAGGATGGATGTCAGAGGAGAAAGGACACAAATGCCACCGCCAGCTGAGGCGGCAGTGCAGCGTGTATACAGGGCAATGACAGGAGACATTGATAACTCCATTGGCCAGAACCTTGGAAACGACACTCTGCGCAGATACAAGCAGGCCAATGCGGTATACGCAGATGAGGCTAGTAAGCTCCAGAATACCCGCTTGAAGAACGTTCTGATGAAAGGGGATCTAACCCCTGAAGTTGTCAACAACATGTTGTTCAGCAAGAACAAATCAGAAGTTCAGAATCTGTACCGGTCAGTCGGTCATGTGGGACGCGCTCAGATGCGTAACGGCATCATCGGAAAGGCTATGGAGAAATCAGGCGGTTCTCCGGATCAGTTCCTGCGCCAGGTTAATTTAATGTCTACCCAGACGGGAATCGCTTTTAAAGGACGAGATGCTGCGTATCTGAAAGGACTGAAGAACTATCTTGAGTCAACCAAGCGTGCTGGTCAGGCAGGAGTAACAACGCCTACAGGTCAGCAAACTATACCGTTCATCCTAGGTATTGGAACGGTAACTAACCCTGCGCTGGTAGGTGTTGGTGGCGGGTATGGTTTGCTGGCAAGAATGTATGAGAGTAAACCAGCACGTAATGCAATGCTTCGCCTGGCTAATACTCCACGTGGTTCTACCGCATTCGAGAAAGCGTTAGCCGAAGTTGAGCGGGCTGTTAACTCTGTTGCTCAAGGCGCTAAATCAGATGCATTAAGCGAATAGCAGTCTACCAACTACGATGCCGAAGATAAGGAATGCAAAGTTCAATAAGTCTCTGTTCATAAATCCTCGTAGGAACCAATAGAGATCATTCTTTGATCTATATATTATCTGAATCCCTTACTTAATTGGGTGATGATAATGAAAAAAGGTGTGATGGTTGGCTGTTTTTGTGTATTTCTCGCTGGGTGCGCTACAGCAACAAAAACGTATGCTCCAGATGGAAGAGAGGCATATACCATAGAATGCTCTGGAGTAGGTGGTTCATGGGCTATGTGTCAGGCCAAGGCCGGAGATCTTTGTGGTTCAAAAGGCTATGACCTGATTAGCACTGGTAGTGATCAGGGAGCTATTGCAAACATTGACGGAAGTACTGGCAACGCATTTGCAACAAACACCATATCAAGAAGCATGTATATAGCTTGCAAAAAATGAGTAAAGCCCGGTTCGCCGGGCTATTTTTTTCGATAGAAATCTTTCAACTTTTCGAATACTAATTCTTGAATTTCTCTGGATACGATGTCTGCTTCGCGTTCAGCATCATCCCTGTATCCGATTACAGGCGTAGGCTTTTCAAGTGAATCAGCCACTATCTGCACTAGCTCTGCATTTAATGACCTTCCGTTTGCCTTTGCCCTCTGCTTAACCTTTTCTTTCAGCTCGTAGGGTAGCCTGAGGTTAAATTGCGGGTCATCTCTTCCCATTTTTGATGCCTCACTTTTGTAAGTGGATCGGCATCATATGATCTACTGGTTGTATCCACAATAAGACCACCGTGGTCTTAATGACGCATTGCCGTAGCTACGCTGCGGCGATTCCTTTCATCTGGAGCACATTAAATGTCAGATTCAATTAATGCCAATGTCGTAGTATCGATGCCCAGCCAACTCTTCACTATGGCTCGTTCTTTCAAAGCGGCGGCTAACGGTAAAATCTATATAGGGCAGATTGATACTGACCCGACCAATCTGGATAATCAGATTCCTGTCTATTTAGAGCGTGAAGACGGGACTCACGTTCAGGCCGCACAGCCAATCATTATTAATGCAGGCGGCTATCCAGTATATAACGGACAGATTGCTAAGTTCGTAACTGTGCAAGGCCATTCAATGGCAGTTTATGATGCGAACGGGTCGCAGCAGTTCTATTTCCCGAATGTACTTAAGTATGACCCAGATCAGTTTGAACAGAGATTATCATCGCCAGGTGGAGATAAAATAGTTGGTTCAACATATGGTGGTACTGTTTATAGCGACTATCAACGGTCTCCTTTTGTTAAAAAAGGAATTTTCACTTCTGGGTTAAGTACCACATCAAAAAATGATGCTTATTTTTATTCTGATGGATTGTGGTATGTATGGGCCGGTGATTTACCACACACTATCAGTGGAGATGAGGTCCCGGATGTTGAGACTACAAAATGGTCATGCGTAGGGCTGCTCAATGGCTATGAGATTTGCTCTGCGCTCAACTACGGCGATGCGTGGGGCGTGCGGGATGACTCGGCGCTTCTGAGAAAAGCGGTTATCAGCTTAATCCGCGTGGGTTATGCCAGGTTCTGCATTAACGCCGGAGTTTCGGTTAACCTGTTTACTGAATGCGTAATTCCTTTTTATCTTGATGGGCGAGGCGTATCTTTCAGACTTTATGGAGAAACATGCATCGGAAGCATGGGTCGCGTGTCTGAGCTTGTTGTCGCATTAGGTATTAGAGGACTTGTGATCGAGGCTATACAAACAGAAATAGACCACATTACGATCCGTCAATGGACCGGTAATGCTGGTCAAAAAATTGTAAGCCACACCGCAGATACAGTAACACTATCATTTGATCCGTGGCCGGATAATCGGACTCCGGTCATGTGGCCTTTTGGCGCACAATCTGGCGACGGCACTACTTATACCAGTTTCCTTGAGTTCACTACCGACCACGGTGGGTATTATGCGGGCGGCGTCGCCCGAAACGGAGACGGAACAGTAACTCTAACTAACGTGCACCCGGTAGGAAGTGATAGTTATTTAGATCTTGCAACTACGGTTAACTTCTTCCAAAGTCACGCCCCAAGATACGAAGAGGGTAGCTTTCTTGACACCGCGGCGATTATAACCCTTGCCGTATCTGAAAACCCGTTCATCCATAACATATGGGTTTTAGCCGCGTTTAGAGCTTTTGCCCATAGCTTAGGGTCAGGGACGGGGCCAGGCGCTCTTATGGGCAATATGGGGATGTGGTCTGATATCCTGGTAGATGGCGCCGTTTACTTTATCAGCAACACCGACTTAACCATTGAGTCCCAACAAGGGATAAACAACGGGATGTTTAGTAATATCCAGTTAAGTTCCACGCGCCGAGGTATACGCGCTCGACGCGCCTATAACCTAGCGCTCAATAACGTGCAGCACATAGCTAGTGTTAGCGTCCCATTTGATGGGGTTACTATCCTGGCTGGCGAAATAGAGGGCGTAACGGTAAGCGGCTGCCAGTTTGGATGGACGTCTATTGATTGGGTTACAGAAACATTCGTTCCGAAATTGTTTAAATGTACCCGATTGCGCTATGCATCCGTTACCGGATGTGTTTTTGGGAGGCATAGTGAGAAAATGACAAGGGGAGCTGTGATTGATGTAAAAGATGGCGCAATATTTGGATTAACATTAACAGGAAATTCAATGGTAACAGTAGACGAAGACGGCTCTACAGATAACTATGGATGGATTGAAACTAATGAATTAAAATCTTCTGTTATATCAGGAAACTCAACCGGCACTGGCGGTAGTTTTGGAGGGAGCGAACATCTATCACTCAGGACGGCAACAAATAACCGTTTGAATTTTATCAATACGTATTTTGGACAACCTGTGCATACTAATGCAGAAGCTGGTGTGTTTGATATCGAAAAAGTTTCAAGTGTAAATTATTTTGATAGCACAACAGATTACAGGGACGCAGGTAAAATTTTAATATTTTGTGATGTAAACAATGCTGCTGTATGGCCAGATAATTCAAGGAATATCATACCATTCGGTGGCGTGTTAACAGGTGGTAAAACACTTGGGTTACCTACCCAAGAAACACTCGCACTGTTGAAAAGAAGAAAAGTTCTTGTCGATTTGTCCACCGTAAATTTTAGCGGTCATTCGATTCAGGTTTACAGTGAGTCTTCGTTAGTCGCTACAATAAGTTCCCCTGGTGTTTATGAGTTTTTACAGGTTGGAGCAACATACATAAAACTTTAAGTTAAATAGGCTGGATTTTTCAGCCTATTTTATTAATATTAACCACACGACCTGTAATTAAAGTCTACCATATACAAGTTATCCTTCTTTAATACATGATAAACACTACCTTTATCAATGGCCTCCCAATTACATTTGTCTTCAATATATCGTTGAGAATCAGGAACGAACGCCATGTCTATATACCTGCTTAGATCTGCGATACCCCATGATGATCCCTGAGTCATATAATTTGGCGCTAATATTTTCATGAATGGTATAGAGTTAAATGCCATCCTTGTTTTAATAGAGAGCGGTCGAGATCCTGAAATTATGACTTTATAAGTTGATTCGTTAGAATCTTTCGTTATTATGTTTGAGACACTTTGAGCTATAAAGTCAGAATAATCATCGTTATTTTTAAGAGTTGACCCATAAATTGAACACAAGAAAAATGAATACGAAACAACTAAAATTGCTGAGGCCAACTTTATTCTGTCAAGAAACAAAGAAATTTTTATGTTGTCTATAATAATGAATAAAGATATTATTAAAAACGGGAAGCATATAAATGTTCTTGAAGTTATCCAGGCTGTTGTAATTACAAGATTTGGCATCATGGTTAATAAAACGACCCCAAGCAAATAAACTACTGATAGCAGCAACCTACCAAACTCTCGCCCCTTTAAAATTAAGTTAATATATGACAGTAAAACCAATATAACACATGGCCAGATCACATACTTAAATCCACTCACATATAATGAATTATAGTAACTCTCATAACTTCTTAAGCGTGATAGAATCATGTCAAATCCATCCGCATCAAAAGTTATAAAGCCACTTCTTTGCATATTTACTGCAAGAAAGCTTATTAATAACGAATAAACAATATACGATACAAGAAAACACAATAAAGAGTTTAGGCAAAGCCTAAAGTCAAATGCCTTTTCGTTATTCAAGCATTGCTTTATCAATAAACATAACGCGACAGAAAAATACGCCATTGTTGACGTCTGATATAAACAAAATGAAATAAGTAAACAAATAAAAGATGTGGCAAAAAAAAGTTTATAATGTGAACGGAAAATAAAAGGTACTACCGCGCTCAATACGGATACAGCCATTAATATAGAGTCATACCTATATGATAAGTTCTCAAGCATAAATGGTGAAGTAAGAATAAAAAGCGAGGAAATGTACTTTAGATATTTGTTTTCAAATAACATATCTGAAACAATTATCCCGGAGATGACAAGTATCACAGATGAAAGTAATGTTGAATAAGGGAATATTGATATTATTCCATTTCCGAAAGACAGCGTTTCCGTTAGAACATTAGATAAAATCCTCCCATCACCATCCCATCCATATCCAAGCGATAGCCTACCCATATCATCTACATAATATACATTAGCCAAAACTATTGGAAATACATATAGTAATCCGATAATAAAAATAAACAAATAATTTTTATTTTTCATTTTTTATCCTTTAACAAGAACCGTGGTCTTTTCTTCGTTTCCACATATATACGACCAATATATTCACCAAGCACACCAATTCCTATAAGCTGAACCCCTCCAAGAAAAAGTATTGATACCAGCAGAGAAGGGTATCCGCGAACAGCGTTACCGAACGCCAGAGTGTCGAATATCATCCAGGCACCATACAGGAATGCAACACCTGCGACAGCTAACCCGATATATGTCCAGATGCGGAGAGGAAAGGTTGAGAAGCTGGTAATCCCTTCGAGCGCCAGATTCCACAACTTCCAGCCATTGAATTTTGAATCGCCGGCAACACGCTCAGCGCGGGCGTATTCAACTACATCAGTCTTGCCGCCCACCCATGACAGAACGCCTTTCATAAACAGATTACGTTCTGGCATCTGTTTAATATTTTCGACAACTTCACGGCTCATTAACCGGAAATCACCGACGTTCTCTTCAATTTTCGGATTGCTGATTTTATTGTGCAGCTTATAAAACCACTCAGCTGTCTTACGCTTCATGCGCCCGTCAGTTGAGCGGTCTGAGCGTTTAGCCAGCACCATATCTGCGCCATCCTGCCACTTCTCAATGAGATGGGGGATAACTTCTATCGGATCCTGTAAATCGACATCAATAGGAATGACCGCATCCCCGGTTGCGTGGTCGAGACCCGCGAAAAGAGCAGGTTCTTTACCGAAGTTTCGCGTAAACGAAAGCGGAATAACTAGCGGATCAGATACGGCTATTTTGTTAATTATTGATTCAGTCGCATCTTTGCTCCCGTCGTTAATGAAAACAATCTCAACTTCATACGGTTTCAGCTTTTCAAACTCGCGAACCGTTTTATAGAAAATAGGTATCGTGGCTTCTTCATTGAAGACCGGAACGACTAACGAGATTTTCATTTC